GGCGCCTGTTGCGCCATGCCTATGGTGAATACATTCACTACCATATGGACCAGTATAGACCATCCGAAACACGAGTCGAGTATCTCGATCCTATAGTTGTATCCGTGACTTCTCCGAATTCTTTCCGGAGGAATAACAATACATTACAGGACCTGACAGATTGGCCTGCATCGAAAATTCGTCCTTTCATATTAGGCTCCTTGCGGAGACTAATTGAAGAACGTTCGATTCAGCCAGATGCAGATACCAGGGATACATGGAATGACTTCGAACACTATAAAGTGGTCGGAGAATTTCCCGATAAACCCAATACCTACTACACCAGTTTGCAGTATGCGTACCCTCACGGGTATACATACGAGCTACCTGGCGCTCGATGGGGTTGGAAGGATAGTCTGTTTGGACCGGCGGATTTGCCTATTGTTGGCTTACCGCCGTTGTACGAGAAGAATGCTACTACTAATAGGTTTGTAAAACTTACGAGTAATAACAGTACTTTGATCAACGTTGCCGTAAGGCAAATGCTTGGTCAGAGTAGACCTGAACTGTCCTTAATCAACTCTTTATTGGAGCTGAAGGACATTAAGTCTCTTCCACGACACACGAGGCAGGCCCTTGATATGTTAAATACGGTCCGAAAGGATTCGCATTTAATGTTTCAAGGTCTTTCGATGCTCCATCGCAGAATTGCGAAGTCATCGCTGCTCCGTGTCCTCAGTGTGCTGTCTGGGGCCTTACTCCAATCGGAGTTCAACCTCAGACCGCTCTATAGTGATCTCGTAGCAATACGAGACTCATTATATACAGTTCAGCAAGCAGTTCTTAAAAGAATGCAAGCTGATGGCGTCCGTCGTCGGCGTGATTTCAATATCACGCTCGACAAAGACTTCGTTGACAGTGAAACTCTGTCAACGACATCGTCGATGCCCGGATCGAATACGATTGACAATGCGAAATTTCCCTACAAAGTTGTAGGAATTACGCAAATCCATCGCTCGGTCCGATATTCGACGAAGCTGTTCCACGCTCAGGTAGAGTATAGTCAATACTATTCTGAGTATCAACGCCAAAATGCGATGATGCTCGGCCTTCTTGACAAACTTGGGGTCATGTTTGACCCGTCGATTGTTTGGAATGCCATACCTTGGAGTTTTGCGATTGATTGGGTCATCGACGTAGGTCGATGGCTTAGCCAATTCAAAGCCCCTAACTTGGAACCTGTAACTGTGATCCATAAGTTCTGCTGGAGCCAACACGTTAAGAGGACTATAGTGTCTGTGGTAAAACCACAGCGCGACAATCTTCCTAAGAGTAGAGGCTCCGACGGACGTGCGAGTTCAGTCACTGAGGACGCCTATATAAGGTCGACTCAGGGTCTGAATGTAGTAGCTGCCCTCTCGGGCAGTGGGGTGAATTCGAAAGAATTCATCCTAGCATCAGCTTTAGCGTTTTCACGCTATCGCTGAACTTCGGTCAAACAAGCCCTTACGGGCCCTTTAAACACAAAGCATGTTACCTACAACATTAAACACTAACGAAGTTAAAGACTCAGCCGGTGCCGAACAAGAGTTCGGTCGGGTGAGTACCTCAAGTAGACAACTGATCTTCGCCCTGTTGGCGGAGGTTCCTAGTCGTCCACACCGTATCACGGTTTCACACCTTGAGACGGGCGCGGGTATTAATGCACGACGGCGTTCGCTTGTTCGGGTGGATAAAACCATCCTTGGACAAGTCGATAACACCGTCACTGCAAAGATATCCGCGTATGCTGTCATTGATGCCCCTATTGGGCAATTGACAGCTGTTGCCGAACTCAGTAACACAGTAGCGAATCTCGTTTCTCTCCTCGCAAGTCGCGGGGCGAGCACGACGATTCTATACGATGGTACTGGATGCGGCGCTGAGGCTCTGATTAACGGGTCGTTGTAACGCCCGTTTCTTTTTCTTCCCGGTATATACCGAAATGAAACAAGAACAGACTGAGCAGGTATTACTTATACTAAGTAATAAGAACGGACGGGTTGTCCACATAGTCAACTGTCACTCCGACTTAATCGTCGAAGTACGGTACACTGCGTACATTGATAACGTATCTGATGAAGATGACCTTCGGGTTCGTTCTAGAGAGAACGTCCCAGGTCAAGACCATTGGGTTCGTATCCATGCACACAGGTTTGTTAAAACACTCCGGTACCTCCAAACGGATGAGACTAGTAATAGTCTCAGCGTTTGGGATACTATAGTGAAATACAAAGACTCGTGGTTTAACTTGGCTGTTCGTCCACTTAAAGGTGGACCTGCTTGCTTCGTTGAACACGTAGTGTTGTAGCATGCACTAGGTCATATAGCATTTTTATGCATATTGATAAGTGCCTAGATGATAGTATTAAAATCATCGCTGCATTACTACGTGACGTGCAAACGCTACGCAGTGATGTATTCAACCAACGTTCACTTCATTTATCGATCCAAAAGATCGAGAAACGTTGTAAACGGGAAGGAATGAGTTTTCTCACGAAAACTCTTCCTCGTCTTGGAAAAGCCCTCGATAGGGCTTTATCCAGTGAACACTTATTTGACTGTACCGGGTTTCGAAAGATTCCCGGCACTAAACTTCCCCTATTAATGGGTGAGTTATTCAAGTGTGTGTTCACGGCTGACGGCAAGGTTTTACCTACACCTTGCGTGGTTAGCATCCGACAATTACGACAGCTTTTCTACTTGTTTTACAAGTACAAGCTGCCGTATACAGATAAACAAGAACATGAAGTCATCTCCCAGTTTGAAAAAACTGAAGACGAAATCAAGTCGTTCAACAACTTGTTCAACTCGATCTACGAGAGTATGGAAATGGATAAAACCATTTCCCACTTTCCTTTTCGAGATGATCAAGTGTCTCCCTCCGTTGCTTCGTGCAATAACTCGGCGTTGAGCCGGGTCTTTCCACGTAGTTCACGGTTGGTTATCCGCAAGGCCCGAAAACTGCTTAACCGCGTTTTCGAGTCCTTTGACCCGACAAATATAGTTCCTTCACATGGCCCTGGAGCTGTCTCTACTAAAGAGAAGCTTTGGGACAAGTGGAGGTTTACAACTATATCTGATCGAATCGCAGCCGTTTACCCTATTGATCAGTATTTCTACTGTTCGTTAGGGCACGTATGTGATCATCTGAGTGACTTGCGTCAGCTCAGAAGTCAGGAGTCTCCCGCACGGGTTCTGCTCGTGCCGAAAGACTCACGGGGCCCTCGCCTGATCTCTTGCGAACCATTGCAAATGCAATGGATTCAGCAAGGATTAGGCAGGGCTATCGTTGCACACGTTGAGCATCATCCTCTAACAAAGGATCATGTTCATTTCACAGACCAACAACCTAACCAGTTTGGAGCCCTTTTGGGCTCTGTGGCCGGGAAGTATGCGACACTAGACCTAAAAGAGGCTAGTGATCGTGTTACAGTTGGTTTGGTTCGCGTCTTGTTTCCAGATAAGGTTTTGCCTTATCTCGAAGCTTGCCGCAGTTTATCAACACAGTTGCCAGACGGCAGGATCATTCACCTAGATAAGTTCGCACCAATGGGGTCAGCTTTATGCTTTCCTATATTGGCGTTAACTATCTGGGCGATCCTGTCGGCTTCAACTGAGGATGCAGATGCTAGAAATAGCATCTTAGTGTACGGTGACGATGTGATCGTCGAGACGGCTTGCGCCGCGCACTCGATCGAACAACTAGAGTCGTTTGGGTTAAAGATTAACCGCGACAAAAGTTGTACCAGTGGATTCTTTCGAGAATCATGTGGCATGGATGCCTATAAAGGCCATCCTGTCACTCCGTTACGCTTGCGTAACGTCTGGTCATCAACACCTAGCCCTGAGTCCTATTCGAGTTGGATTGCTTACGCGAACCAATTCTATGATAGGAGGTACTATTACGTATACTGGGAAGTCCTTAGACGTTTGAAAACCGTCTATGGAACGATCCCTGAGGACAGCGTTGGCCTCGGCTCATGGCCGAGGACGTTGTCATTACGAGAAGTACCAGAAGACTGGGAGAAGCCTAAAACACGTATAAATGTAGCCCTTCAAAAGAAGGAATACAAGATTCGTGTTATCAGCTCCCGACCAACTAGAAAACATATCAACGGGTGGGCGATGCTACTTCGGTGGTTTACCGAAGGTCGCAAAGCTACTCCTGAGACGTATTCTGGTCGGCAACAATCAGTCCAAACAGAGGTTTGGCCTGATCCAGAGGTTGATGCAGAAATGCAACAACCTTTTTCTGTCAGTTCGTACACGAAACGGAAGACTGTAAAATTAGTCTACCGTTGGCGATGATAAACTGACCGTGGACGAAAGTCCACGATCAAAAGCTC